GACCACAGGCCATTTCCCGGCCAGCGTTTCTGGCGCGACGGCACACCAGATGAAGCGGAAGCCATCATGCGTCGGCGGATTAAACGCATGATGGATACCTACCCCACGTCCCCCGAACGTGAAGAAGAACTTGTCCGCATGTCGCGGGACGGCTCAACCGGCGAGTTTCAGAAGGGCTGGCCAGCAATTGAAAGAGCGCCGGAATGACTAACACACTGAGGAAGAAGCTATGAGACTGGAAACTGAGAAGCACTTCAACCGCCTGAACCCAGCGCAAGCCGAACGCATTGCAATGCTGATGGAGGAAGCTGGCGAAATCGTACAGGCCTGCGGCAAGGTGCTGCGCCATGGATACGAAAGCCACAACCCGAATGACGCGCAATCATCCTCGAACCGCCATCACTTGCACAAGGAAATTCGGGACATTGAGGCCATCATCGAAATGATGCGCAGCGCCCATGACCTCAGCGGCGTACAGCCCGCAACAGTGACTGAGACGATCCGCAAGAAGATGAGATACACTCACCATCAAGAAGCCGCCCTCGCATCTCTCACGGAGGCAAGTGAATGACTGAGGCCGAATACGACGCAGAAATAGCGCCAGCCCTCGCGGATTTGATGCGCAAGGTGGCCGACAGGGGCGGGGCAATTCTCTGCTACGTCCGCTTCGAGGGTGACGATGGTGGCGACTCGTTCGGCCTCACCATGCACGCACCTGAGCCAAGCGTTCACGAGCGGATCATTGAGTTAGCCCTCAAGACGCGAGGCAACTTCGATTCCATCGGCATCGAACTCACGCGCCTGCACAAGGCGGGAACGATTGATGCCTCTCAAAGCCTTCTGCTGGGCAGATATATTGGAGGGTCAAATGACTGACGCAACAGCTTTGGAAGCTCTCGCACGGAGAGTGGAGGCGGGAGAGACGGGACGGAAGATTGAGGGGGCCTGCTGGTTCGCTCTACATCCGGAGTTCCGTCGATGGGGTGGACCAACCATGTACGTCCCGGCTGGTGACCCTGACTATTACGGGAGAACGGAAGCGGTTACAGCCGCCGATGGATCAGTATACGATGCTTACATAGCGCATGGAACACCTCTTTGGAGCGAAGGAAGAAACCTTAACCTCCTGACCATTGACGGGTATATTTGCAGACCTGTCGGCGGATACATGAAGAACCCGAAGCGCCGCTATGTCCCTGAAATATCCACCTCTCTCGACGCAGTAGCGGCTCTGGCAGAGAGGGTGCTGCCGGGGTGGCACACTGCCACCTTTAGGCACGCAGGCAGCGATACACACGTAGCAGAATTTTATATTCCGTCGATGTGGTCGCCATTCCCTGAAGTGACCGTGAAGGGCCGAGCCCCCACCGAATGCGCTGCAAGGCTCGCAGCTATCCTCCGGGCAAAAGCAAAGGACCAGACCAATGACTGACACACGCATAGATGAGAAAGCGAAAGCCATTGGCAACCTTCAGAACACCGAGGAAGTGTTTCAGGCTCGGGACGCATTCTTGCGCGAACCAACGGGAGGGAACTGGCGGGCCGTCCTTGAGGCAATCTATGATGAGATGATCGCAGCACGGGAAGAGGCTGGGTTCGTGGAAGTGCCGAGGGAGCCTACGGATGCAATGATGGATGCCGGTGTGGACGAGCGCAATAGTCAGGACGAAGACTTTGAGGGCTGGGACACTAGGGAAATCTACCGCGCCATGATCGCAAAGGCCACGTAATGAGCGAGCGCCAGTTATCCACCATTAAGCGCCAAGCCCCCATGATCCCCTCATGGCCCGCGCGCATGCAGGTGCGGATGGCGGCAGCATATGTCGGACTGATCGATGATGCTGGCCTACCGGACGACAGCACGTTTCGGGAACATGTGCGGAAGGGTTTATATCCGATGCCGTACAAGCGACCGGGAGAACGGCAAGCATGGCTGAAGGTGGAACTGGACGAGACCCTGGAGCGGATGCGCCAGGCAGAAAAATCAGCAACCGAGGACGAAGACGAGTTCGAGTGATGGCCCTGAAAGAACCAAACACATATTCCAAAACGCTCGCCAGCGGAGAGACCCTATGGTCATGGCAGCCCACCAGCCGGGACCGTAAGAAAAGCAACAACCACTGCCCGCTTGAATACACGGCGCTGGGGAGCGATTTCGCTTCGGCTATGGTGCAGGCCCGGAAGCTCAACGAACGGCTCTACACGTGGCGCGCTGAGCGCAGAGTGGGCAAGGATGAGACATCTTCGATCAAGGGCACGTTCGGCTGGCTCCTCGTCGAGTTCGAGAAGCACGGCCTGACCGACGCATCCGAAGGGTACAAGGCCGAGGTCGCCCGCTATATCCGCATCGCCGGTGAAATGAAGCTGAAGGGCGGCGGACTGTTCGTTCACAAAGACCTCGCAGACGTCTCGGTCAAGATGGCGCAGAACTGCCTCACTAGGCTCAAGGAGAAGCGCGGCGGATCCACAGCCAAGAAGTGCCGCGCGATCTTTTCCGCAGCGTGGAGCGAGGGCTACCGGCTCAATGAGAAGTATGTGCCCGAGCGCAACCCATGGTCCCACGTCAAGCTGCAGCACACGGAAGCGGAAACCTATGCGGCCACCTATGACCAGCTGCAATCGTTCGTCTCGGCCGCGATCGCGATGGGTGAAACCGGTATGGCCGTCGCCGCACGTCTCTGCTGGGACATGCACATTCGGCCAACCGAGGTCTTCCGGTCAACCGTGTGGGCCGATTACCGCCCAGATCACAAGCCCAATCATTTCCTGATCCGTCACGAAAAGCGGAACACCGGCGGGTGGCAGATACTGGACGACCCCGAGGAACTGAAGGAAGGCCGAGTCTCTCCGATGTTCCCCGAGCTGGACACGCTGCTGCGCGCGGCACCGAAGCAAGGCTCGCTGATCTGCATGCGGGAAGTCCGCCAGGGCACGAAGATCATCCCCGGTCAGTGGCAGACGATCAAGAACGCCGCAGCCCTTACCCGGCGCATTGCCAAGAAGGCCGGCCTGCCTCCTGGGGTGACCCTCGCATCGTTCCGACATGGCGGTATCACCGACCTTGGCGAATCCGGCGTCGAGACGTCGCTGATCCAGGCGCGCACGAAACACCGCCAGCGTGCATCGCTCGATCGGTACGACCATTCTACAGATATGAAATCGGCCAAGGCTCAGAAGCTGCGGCTGGCACATAGGAGAGAAGGATGAATACCGCATCCAGAGAGATCGCCGTTCGCGCCACGCTCAAGGACCGTCCCGCCGGCATCCTTAGCGAGCTTCCTCGCGTCGAGGGCAAGTACCCTGCCAGTAACGTGTTCGCTGCATTGTTCAACGGGGCACGACAGGGCTACGCCATTCCGAATGGTCGTGTCTTTTTTGGGAAGGCCGAAGCCGAATGGGGATGGCCCCACGCATGGGAAGAATTAATGCAGGCCGGACTGATCATCTTTTCCCTGGACGGGAATCGGGTGGCTTGGGCAATAACGAACAAGGGCATGGAAGTTCGCAATGATGACCTTGCCTACTTCCGAGAACTTATGAAAGCGATGGATCTCGATGAGGCAGATGCGCTCGCAAAGCAGGAGCAGGGACGATGAACGCATTCCAACACATCACCAGAATGGCCTATCAGGCGCGGGCCAGACACGAGCATAAGCGGCCGCTTCCGGTTATCGAAATTGTTTGCGGTCAGGAAGCATGGAACGAACTTCGCGCGTGTCTTGAAGTTCTTCGGGCTATCACGATCGAAGGCAAAAGCCGCGAAAACAAGCTGCACGGTTTCAAGATTTGGTGCGATTCCGCGAAGGCCGACTACAGCGTCTATATCCTCGTCGATGGCGTTGAAGACGAGATGGAAACGCTGGATCATTCTGACTCTGCCTCCGAACCTGCAGTATCTGCGACCAAGAACGAAGCGTGAAAGAGTCAGAACGTGAGCGGAGTAATTGACGTGTCGCCAGATTACAAATCAGATGCTCTACCAGCTGAGCTAAACCGGCACTTACGCCGTCGTTATTGTGGTTTCAGCGGAACGTCAACCCGGCATTCTGACTCTCATTCTGATGGCATTCTGACTTCTTTGTTCTCACGGGGTTCCGGTAGAGCACTGCCTTCGGATGACAGATCCTGACATAGCTGGCACAAACGCAAAAAGCCCCCCGACTCGACGCTAAAAGCATCATCCGAATTACAGAAAGAGAGGATTTGTGAAATGAATAGATTCATCATCGGCTTTGTTGGCCGGACAGGCTCCAGTTATCTCGAAGGACTGCTAGACAGTCATCCAGACATTGTATGCGACCCTGAGATTTTTTCAGTCAATGGGCCGTTTGATCTGTCTGGCCTTTCCTATGACGACTTCCTTGCCAGCCTAAGCGCAGGAAGGCTGGCTAGCGGGTTCAAACTTGGCATTGAGCACATGAAGGCCCGCGCCGGAATTGACGCAGCACTGAGGCGTCAGAATTATTCTGTCATTCTGCTGCATCGAGAGAACCTACTTGACCAGTTCATCTCCATGCGCCTCGCGCAGATCAATGAAATATGGAGATCGGATCGCGGAGATTATAAGGCGCAATCATTTGTTGCTGACCCAGCCCACGCCATTGCCTGCATGAAGTCATTCGAGGAGCAAAATGATTACTGCCGGTCGTTTCTGTCAGGAATGACCGTATTTGAAATAACATATGAGACAATCACGACTCGACTGCCCGCATTGATGGACTGGCTGGGGGTTGTAAGAACTGATCTATCGAGCAAATACAACCGCCAAAGATCGGCTCGCACACAGGCCGATGCTGTGGAAAATTATAATGAACTAGCCGACGCAGTGGCTGGCACCAGGTATGCTCACCACCTAGAGACCTTTGAAGTGGGCAAAAAAGTTGCCGGCTAGTGGAGCATTAGCACTGTCCAGGAGGATGAATTGCTGAACAGCGGTGTCGCGCACGCCGGCTTTTGGGTAAAAGGGCGTCGAATTTGTCATACAATGCCCCATCGCTATATATTCAGTTGTGCCCAGGTTGTGTGTGAGTGTGCAGATATGGTTTGACGCGCCACTGGTCCCGATAGTCCAGCCTGACGGCAGGTGGTCACAAGCAAACACTGTTCCATTGTGCGAGATATAAAGGCTGATATCCAATAGGGAGCGAGAAATCCAGTTGGTTCCGTCGCTTGTGTATATTGCCTGATTGCCGAGAGGTGTTCCATCCGTCACCCTAATGGACGCCCCCTCAAACAGCCCCTCATCAAGGCTCGCCACGACTTCGGCTGCGGTATATCTCCCGCCGATCGAGTCGGGCGTCAGTGTGTTCCTTGGCATAAGGGCCGGGTCTTGGAGCATATTGGCGAACTGGTAAACGTCACCAACACCCGCCTCCCAATAGGGACGGCCTGAGTCGTCTGTGTATGGAGATATGCTTTCAAACGCATTACCGATCAGAACCAGTCTGCTAAGCGCCTCGCTGGATGTGAATGAAATATGTGTCTTTACATAGTCCGTCGAATAACGCTGGAACGTCGAGCCTGTGATGACATAAATCGCGCGCTCTGCTGTGCTATGGTCAACGACGAAGTCAGCAAGTCCTTTGTTGCCCTCGATGTAGGTTCCGCTGACCATAAGAGCGACACCGCCCTGCACACCGCAATCCTCCAGTGAGATTGCACCGCCAGATGATCCGCCAGATGTATATGCGCGCCCATTGCCTTCAATCGTACCGTTGTTGAAAACAACATTTGCGCAACCGCGCAAAAGCGAAAGGTTTTGTGATCCGGCAATGATGCAATCATTGAATGCGATGGCGTTCGGATGACTAAACAAGGTCTCCGACTCATACGAACCCCCGCGAAGATCGAAGTGAGCGTTGTTTAGTGAGAAATGACACTGATTGAATGAACCAGACAACACGTCAATTCCATCGAATCCGGTGTCAAGGTAAGCAAAATAAATATCCTCAAATGCAAAATATGCAGCGTTATTGAACAACATCCCAACAGTTCCAGTCGCTCTGGCAGCAACACCTGAAAACAAGTTGGGCCGAATAGTGAAACCGCCCCAGTCAACGTAACTGTGAACACCGGACGCCGTGCCGCCAAGATACCTGATTGCGACGGTAGCTGCATCCAGTTCTATCCACGAGACGCCGGAACCATCGCCGCGCAATTGTATCACCGGCAGTTCCTGCTCGATGGAATCGGCAGTTTGAGACGAAATATCAATCGTAACCGTTGTGGCAAATGAGACCTGGCGAACGCGAATCACAGCCGACAGTGACAAATCAATTGCAAAATCAATCGCGGCCTGAAATGCGGGGCTATCAGATGTGTCAGCCGCCAGCTTGAACCACGATGGCTCCAGTTCCAGAGGCTCCTGCTCCTGGCCGACACGCACAAACGCACCTGATGCGCCTGTAGCATCAGATGTAGGCGCTACCCAAATGCCCTTACGCGGATCAGCGGTCACGTTTGCGGACTGGTCGCCAGAGACCCAGCGGAAATGCCCCTCATAGCCATCGCCCGCTGACGTGCGGCCAGTGCAGAAAACCACATCGCCTGCCGCGGTGGCTGTATGTGCGGCGAGCCCGACCAGCAAATTCACGCGGTCTTGCTTGCCGCCAAGCCCAGCCACCACCGCTTCGAGGGCTGCCGTCGAGACCGCACCCAGCACAGTCCAGACGTCACGGTAGAGATCCTGGGCCATCGTCACAAGGCGGTTGAATTCGACGTTCAGGCTATTGGGCGTAGCCCCACCGGAACTGAATTGCGCCTCTCGCAGACGGGGAGTGTCCCGGTATAGCCGTATCTTTGCGCTCGCCACCGCGACATTGAGGGTGATGGCGCCACCGTCAAATCCGCCATCCACCGCATTCCCGACAACGGTCCATGCCGACTGCGCGAGCAACACGCCATCGACCTCTACGTTATTGTCTGCCTTCTCGAAGTATGCCCAATCGAATGACAGCGGGCCCGTTCCGGTGAACGAGTCCCACGTCTTTTCGTTTACTTCGGTGATGATTTTCAGGGCAACCATGCGCAGCTCTCACTTGTTCAGGAGCCTGCAGGGTGATGATTTGATGGTGCGCTATGAACGCACTAGGCCAGCTCTTTGACCCGTAGCGCAACGGTCGGATCGAAGGCGACTTCCCGCGACTGCCCAGCCAGGACAACATGGTACGCGGTCGGTGTTGCCGCATCAGAGGGAGCGAACGCCAGGTTCGACGTGCTGAGGTTGTGGATCACGAGCCACAGATCATGGGCGCCCTGGGTCACCGCGTCGGCGGCAATGGCGTCTCCCCAGGCATTGAGCGCCGGGAAGGAAGCGGTGACATTGGCGGCATAATGATGCGCGGCCGAGGATCCCGTTTGTTGCGGGACGGACGGAAGGCGCTGCTCTTTGATTTCGATTTCATAGTCGGCCATTTACTCGCCCTCAGAAGACCAGGTGTTTCATCATACAGTGTGCCAGCCCGGGCAGATGCGTAACGCACCCGGTGACTACTTCGGCCAGAAGATATCCTTGATGGACTTGGCCAGGGCGACAACGTCGCGCCCGTGAAGTGCCAGCGATATAGCAATGCCGATACCGATAGCCCAACCAAGGGCCACATTCGGACCTGCGCCCTCGATCTGGAAAATGCCGGCGGCTCCACCACCGAGTGCGCCAAGGGCGGTTGCTGCCATCGACATGACCGGCCTCGTCTTGGGTCCGGTGCGCGTTGCATCCAGCTGGCTGACGATCGCAGCTGTCGCGGCAGCAAACCCGGCAAGTCCGGCGAACACGCCGAAGTGGGCAAACGCCGGCATAGCCAGCGACTCCTGCGTTGCCACGCCAGACGCCACCGTCAGGAATGAGAGAACCGGTACTGTGAGCTTGCTTGCGAGCGGCACGATGTCCATCAGGCCCTCCTTGAATCGTCCGTGTCATAGTGCATTAACGCGCGATACAGAGCCAGGAAGCAGAGGGCCGAAACGATCATGATGAATGGGGCGAGGCTGAACGGCAGACGAACCTCACGGGGAAGCACTGCGAGCCAAAGGGCAGATCCGGCCGCCACTGCTGAAACTGCTGCGCTCATCAGGCACGCGCGCCAGCCAGGAGCCGGCCGTAAATGGTAGGAAACGTGCCAGCCATAGATCATGGCTGACACGCTGATTGGGATCGACAGAATGAAAAGGATCTGCGTCACCGCGGGGCCTTACTGCTTGTAGCTCGCAAGGATGGCGTCGAGGCGTTCGCCACGCTCGGCGATGGCTGCGACCTCATCGCGAATGTCAGAGCCGGAAACCGGGCCGCGAGCGCGAATGGCTTCCATCTCGTCGTTCAGTTCGTCAAGCTCGGCCACGAGCGTTTCATACGCGGCCCGGCCCGTCCGCGCCCCGTCGAGAACCTTGGAAACGACACCAAGGACCTCGGACACATAAGGCTGGTCCTTGAGGATGGGCTCGAGCATTTTGAGCACCCCGAGCGTGCGCCCGGCGGTGTCAAGTACGACAGTGAGGCTAACCATTGGTGAGGGCTCCTGCTTTGCCAAGGAAGCTGTCTACCTCGGCTTTGATGGGGGCATAGGCGCTTGCAAGGCGCCCGGCGGTTTCAGCCGATAGCGCCAGCCACTCGGCAGGCGCTTCAGGGCCAACTTCACGGATCCGCTTGTCGATGTCGGCATACTCGGCCGCGATGAGGCCAACAGCCTTGACCGCGGGGCGCAGCGTTTGCTCAGCAGTGATGAGCGGAACGCACACATCAGCTGAAGCGGCGCCTTCAAGTGCAGGGTCACAGGTCGCGATGAGCGTGTCCTGGGCGGCACCGAATGCCTTGATGGACACAAGGGCCTTGTCTGCCGGCGTCTCGGAGGCGGCATAGATGTCCGGCACAGGCCGAAGATCGGTGAAGGTGTTGCACGCCGACAACACCATGGCGATCGATGCCATGAGAAGTGTGCCGCGCTTAGTCAGAAAGCCCAACATGGCTTGTCCTTTCAGGATTGGTTGCGAGGATGGATCAGGTTTCCGGTGTCCCACCAGGTGGCGACATCGAAAGACGGGCAGTCTTTTTTTGCCCCGGTGTCGCGATGGCCCATCAGCTGCGCATCGGGGTATTGCTCACGCTTCGCGACCAGGAAGGCCCGAAGCGCAATCATTTGTTCCTTGGTGAAGTTGGCGACACCCTGCCCATGAGCGCCGGCACCGCCGACAAGGCAGATCCCGATCGAGTGGGCATTCCATCCGAAGGCATGAGCGCCTGTTTCTTCGTCGATATCGCCATCGTGATCGAGGTCACGGCCGGTCTCGATGGAGCCGTCCAGCCGGATCACATAGTGGTAGCCGATGTCTGACCATCCCTGAGCCAAGTGCATCGTGCGAATCTCTTTCGCCCCGATGTCCCACCCAGCGCGCGTGGCTGAGCAATGGATGATGATCTGTTTGATTGACCTCGGCATGGGGTCAAAATGCGAAAAGGCGGCACGTCGTTAAACGCACCGCCTTCCAATGGAGACTGTATTGCGGATGAGACGTCCGCCAGTCCAGACATCGGTATCCCCGAAGCCGCGAGGCCTGTCAAGCCTACTTCTCTTGCGCAAGTGCCCGCATTGTCGCTTCCGCCATCGCCGACTGATCAGCCTCTTCCTGCTCGGCTGTGCGCTCCATCATGCGGCCAAGTTCATCGCGGCCCATCTTCTGCAGATCACCCCAATACTCCTGGGTGACGATCTGTCGAACGAGGCTGCGGTGCTCAGTGATCACGTCGCGAATCATTGCGGCCTTGGATCCTTCGAGCGGCTGTGGGCCGTCCATCAGTGCGCCATAGCCAGGCGCTGACACCAGAATGTTCAGCTTGTCCATCACCGAGGGAAGGCCGAGTTCCTTGTCACCGCCCATCAGCTGGGTCATGCGCGAATAGATGTCCGGACGATCACGAAGGTTGACCGGAATGCGCTGTCCTGCAACCGGCACCCCGAGCGAGCGATCCATCTGCGACGGCATGAACTTCAATCGGAGAAGCTCGTTGTCGATCGGCTCCGGGTCAACCTTCTTGGCAATGAACGGCATCAGCGAATCATACACGACGCCATGGCCCGACTGGTAGACCTTTGGCCGGCCGAACATGTCGTACTCCATGGGCAGTTCAGACGACAATGTCGGGATCCGGTTCTTGATCGCCGTGATCGCCGTATCCGCTTCCCGCCAGAACGGGTCGACCTGGCGGCGGACCTCGGCGCCGACGGCCGGTGTCGTCACGGCCGCAGACGTCCGGGCAAAGTATGACTTCGCGAAGTTCTCATCTTCGAGCGCGCGGATGAAGTCCCGGACGCCGGTCATGTACGATTTCTCGAGCATCATGCGGCCAATGTTGATCGCTGATGCAAACAGCAGGTCACCGAACTGGTCGTCCGGCTCGCTGTCCCAGCCCTTGTTCGCCCATATCTCATTCAATTCGGCGCCAATCAGCAGCATCGACGACACCGGGTCGAGGCGGTCGACCGTGTATGTGTGCCCATGTGCCCTGATCGAGAACGGCTGGAAGCCCAGCCCCTGGTTCTCCTGGAGAAGACGGCGCTTTTCGCGGTCATCGGGGCCTGATCCCATCATGACGCCAGCGGCACCAAGGCTCATTCCCAGCATCATGACGCTCGTGCCCATGGCAACCTGACCGACAGCTCGGGCGCGACGCGGTCCACCCGCCTGATAATCGGCGCGCCATTCAGGGAAGAACCCTGCAGTTGGCAGGTGACGGAATGTGTAGCTGAAGATGTTCGACGGTGTGATGACGAACGGCAGCAGCAGGTGACCGATTGGAAGGCCCGTCACGTTGTTCAGGGCGCGCCTGAAGCGCAGGACGCCCATGGTCAATGGTCCGGGCCGATTGGTGAACGTGCGCTCCTGTGCGGCCTTCCTGGACGCAAGGACCATGTCGTCTGTCGGCTCCTCGATGATCTCCTCGACACGCTGTGCCAGTTCGTCCTTGCTGATCCGGCCGTCACGCAGCTCAGCGTTCGCCTGGCGCCATGCCAGAGCGCGCATTTCAACGCGGTAGTTCACACCCTTGAACATGTCGTCAGCCACGCCAAGCGCCTCCGACGGTGCAGCAATGCCATACCCGATCAGATTGATCGTGCGGCCGACAATGCTGTCTTCGGAGGGGTTCTTGAGCAGACCGCCGGTCAGGGAATTCACACGTCCTGCCGACAGCGCACGGGGCGATCCTGCATCGACCTGCCGTCCGGAGACGTTCATGTCATCGAAGCGGACGGATGTTCCTTCCTTCAGCGGGTTCAGCTGGCTGTGCTTCGCCATGTATCTGAACTGGTGGTAGAAGGCGTCGGTCATCTCAGCCGCGCGGATCCCTGCCTCGCTCATCATCTGCTGATCGAAGGTCAGTGCGCCGCCGATAAAGGTCGAGCCCACATCCATTGCCTGCACCATCATGTTGCCAAGGGCGTTCACGCCGTGCGTCTTCGGATTCGACAGGAACATGGCGCGGATCCATGCGCCGCCGAGATCCGTCCACGCCTGCTTGAAGCCAATGTGCAGGAGGTCATCCAGTTCAACCTCCTGATTCTTGCCGAGACGGCCAATGCGCTTGACCAGCTCGTCGACGTTTTCTTCCGTCGCCCAATTGTCCAGAGCGTCGTTGATCTCGCCGATCCGTCCGGTCTTGGCTTTCGACATGATGCGCAGCGAGCCCAGCAAGCGTGAGGCATCGGCACTGGCACCTGACACTTCGGCCTGGATCGTGCGGTGCAGGATCAGTGCCCGATGCAAGGCAGCCTTCGCCGCTCGGCTTGGGTTCTGCTCCACCACCGCGGCGATCTCGCGGATCTTCGTTGCCGAGGCGTCTCTCAGCTGGCGCAGGGCGAGCATCTCCCTGTCATTGAGGATGTTGCCCTTGCGGCGCTTCATCAGCACGTTGAAGGCTTCCTCGCCGGCGGCTTCGCGCTCGACCTGATCGAGTGTACGCTTGCGGCCGATCTTCTCGTTGACGGCGTCTCGAGACTTGTTCGCCAGTTCCTGCACAAGGGCACGGAAGTCTTCCGGACCTTCCACGCGGGCAAGGTTCACGTAGACGTCCGGGTCTGCGTAAGGATCGAACATGTCGCTTTGCGTACCGTCCGACCGAGAGGCGAGGAGATTCGGGCTGGTCGTCAGGTCTGGGTCGAAAGCCGCGTGGACGGAACGGATGTTCTTGGGGTCGAAGATCATAATCTCGGCATCGGCCGTGATCTGCGAGCGACCAGACCGTCCTGCAAAGCCAGCAGCCTCCAGCAGGGCGTTCCTGCCCTCTTCTGTTTCTGCGGCGTTCGCGATGACCTTCCTGAATGTCTTTGGAAATGCGCCGTCACCCTCAAACACCTGTCGCAACTTTGCCTGATGGCTCGGATCAGCTGCAGCAACGATGGCGGCAAAGTCTGCATCACTCATAATGCTGGACGATTCATCGGGGAATATCTTTCCCCTGATATGCGTCGGCATGACAGCGCCTTCAGAGCCCGGCTCCGAGAACAGCAGCATTGCATCCTTGTTTGTTGAGACTGCGTATTTTGCAGCAACGTCAGGCTTTGGCGTCAGGTAAATGCCACGACCCCTCGTGCCGCTTTGCGATGCCCTGAACCCAGCAATGTCTGCGCCGGTGCCATGATACAGCACAGTATCCGTATCAAACCCCATCGCCTGAGCCCGCTCCATGCGCGCCTCAGTTGACATGTCGAGTCCCTTACGAACGGCTTCTTGATATTCCGGTGAGCCGGGCGTCTCGAATTGAGCATCACCACGCGCAAGCATGAACCCGCGCTGCCCATCCCGGCGTGGATCGAACCGCGCTTCCGTCGACCGGACATCCTTGAAGTCGAACATAGTGACCGTGTCACCGGCCTCGACGCCGGAGAAACCGGCATTCTGTAGAAGCTGCTGTGTGACGGCCGCAATCTTCTGGTCGGCATTCATCACGTTGCCAACCTGCTTCGCCGCCATCGTGCGCGCTGCTTTCGCGTCCTCGAATGAGGCAAGGCGTCCGCGGACATAGAGCGGGATCACCGAGGCCTCGCCACCCGTGGCGTATGTCCTTGCCGTTTCCTCGTTGCGGGTCAGGTAGATGCCGGCGCCAAACAGGCCGTCACGCGACTGGCGCAGCACGTCACCCTGAATCGGGTTGGGCGTGCCGTGGTAGAGCGTCCTGCCCGTATCGAAACCAAGTGATGCAGCGCGAGCCAGCCGTGAAGCATCATCCATCGCCATGTCAGCGTCGACGCGCTTCTTCATCTGGAAGCGGACCTGTGCGACATGGTTCGTCGTCTTGCCGGTGCGCTCGGCGATCACCTTGTTGCTCAAGCCACTGTCGATCAATCCCTCGATGCGCAGCCGGTCATTACCGGCCTGCTTGTATGCGGCAACCGGGATCTGGATGCCGATCCTGCGAGCGACCGACAGCATGTTGGCTACAGAGTCGACGGTCGAATCCTCGATCTCGGCGATTTCTGCATTGGAGAACCCATTCAGCGCCTTTTCAACAACGCGGTTCTGCAGGTCCGTAAGGTCCGGGTGGCTGAATGGTTCGTTGCCGCGCGCAGCTTCATCATCAAATCCGACAGGGCGCTCGAAGCCATTTTCATCACGCGAGGCCAGTACATCGAGCGGGATGTCCATCCCCTTCAGCGGCTCAAGCAGTTTCGACAGGTCGTGCGCCGCGTCCGGATCGCCCGTGTTCGCCACCTGCTCGACCAGGTCCTGATAAAGGAACGGGTCAAATTCAGGGTGGACCGTAAACAGCGCCTCCATGACATTCGGATCTGTCAGGTCTTCAGCATTGGCTGCAACCGCTTGCTGGAAGTCCTGAGGCTTCTTCAGATCGATCACGCTGCGCACACGCTCAAGCAGGCGAGGCGATGGGCTGTTGCCGAATGTCAGCGTCGTGCGCGGTGTGGACAACACCAGCGTGGTTCCATCGCCTTCGAGACCACGACGGAAGATCACCGGCAGCTCCAGGGCCCGGTAAGCCTGATGTCGGATAGACAGCAGTGCCAGCTGGCGGAAGTCCGCTGTCGTCCAGTTGAGGCGGCCAATCACGGCCGGGAACCGGCGTGCGAGCCAGACCTTCATCGTCGCAATTGCACGGGTGACGATCGGTGACCGCGGGGCGTACTGCACCAGATAAGCGAGCGTCTCTTCCGCGATGTGTTGAGGCTGCAGCGAATTGCGCTGGGCGCGCTCACGGGCGACAACGGCGCTCGCGTCCTTGGACTGAACCAGGCGCTCGACAGAGTCGAGAATGGCCTGCCTGCCACGGAAGCCCATGATCGCACCAAGGCCGGCATGAATGCCCAACTCGTGAAGGATCAATCCCTCCATGATCTCGGGTAGGACATTGTCGTTGATGAGAACGCGGCCGTCATTACTGGTCACCGCCAGAGTATCGACGGGCAGCTCCGGGCTGATCTCCTGCATATCGCTGACGAACCCGATCCGGCCCGTCTTCGCAAGTTCGGCATACCATTGGCCGAAACTTCTGAGGGCCGACAGGTGGAGCGTGTTGCGCCGCTGGGTCATACCATCACGCAGCTCTGACAAGTGGTCTCCGCGGGCCAGTTTCGGATCCTTGGCCTCATCGACAAGACTCTGGAACGACCGGCCGAGGCCGCCCTCCCCGGCTTCTGGCTGCTGGGCCACAAGCGCCTTGAAGTCTTCCTGAACGGCGGGCTTGGCCATCTGCGAACGGATCTTCGCCACGCGCTTCATCAGCGTGTTGAACCGCTTGGTGCTACCCTCGCCGTCGAGCGCCGCATCCATGATCTCGCGGACCTGCTTCGGCATATAATCGAACTGGTCATCGAGCGCCGTCAGCATGTCTTTGCCGACAACCTCATCATAGTTCGCCTCAGCGAGCGTCAGCATGCTTTCAGCGTCAGCGGCTTCCGGAACCTCTACAGTCTCACGATCTGCGATGCGGGTGATCTCATCATCCGACAGGAGCGCCGGAGTTTCATCGGCTGGGGCCACTGGCTCTGGCGTCGCGATGACGTCGGCCTCGGTCTCGGTCTGGGTCAGCCCCTGGCCACCAAACGACTTGCGTCCGAAATACTTCTTTGTCGTTGCCTCTGTGACCGCAGCGATCTCGGCGACCTCGGCCTGCTCGACAATCGTCGGGGCTGCCTGCTCTCCAAATATGGCGCGGAATGGCGTTGTCTGTGGACCTGGTACTGCCGGGTCCTGTTCGGCAGCGGGCTCGACAACTGGCGCCGGCAGGGCCTTGGGCGCCAGGCCAAGCAGCGCATTGTATTCAGCCTCGAACGAACTGGCGGCCGTGCTGTCATCCGGGGCCATGCCCTGGACGTCAGGGTTGCGATCGATGATCGCATCAATCTCTGTTGTCTCACCAACTTCAGCGGCAGCCGCGTCGATTGCGTCCTGCATGCGCTGAGCCTGGGCTTCGAACGTGTCGGCCTCAGCCTCAGGTTCAGCCTCCTGCGCTGCTGCGGGCTCCTGTGGCGCGTTTTCGGCTGCAGGGGCCTCCGGTGTCGGATCACCAGCTGGCGGCTCTGTGGGGGCGTCCGGCGCCGCATCAGGTGCCTTTGCGGTGTTTGCCTTGATTGCATTGCCGGCCGCATCAGCTGCGGTGATGGCCGTGTTGGTCAATCCTGAACCGATCAGCGTTGCAATCGCCGTCTGATAAGCGGCCATCGGGCGCTCATTCATGTAGTCGTCGACTGTCTTCTCAGGATGCAGGGCGCGCCATGACAGGAAGTCCTGCGAGAACGTCGCGACCTGTTCACCCACCTGCTCCTGCGCAAGCGACGTCAGCAGCCGGCGGGTCAGCGACTTGCCGGCCGGGGATCCGAGGATCGTCTCCATCGGCAGTTTCTCGGTCGCGTATTCCACAAGCCCGACCGATGCCGAATACACGAGGCGATCCGTCTTACTCAGGTTCTTCCCCGAATCCATCGCATCAAGGTTTGCCTGCCCAGCCGCCATGGCCGAGCCGGCACCAAGCGCGACGCCGGGCTGGCGTGTCTTCCATGCGACAGCAATATAGGGCGCCAGCTGCGCGAACGATTGTATGCCGGACTGGATTGCGGCCTCAGTCGGATCATCAGAAACCGGGGCGGCGTCAAGCTGCTCCTGAAACTTATTGGCGCTGGCGTATGCTTCGGCGGCTTCCTTCTCCATACCGACGGATTCGAACAGCATGCCGGATGCTGAATCCATGCCGGCAAGTCCGCCGACGATGCCGCCGCCTACCGCGTTAGGAACAGTCTCTGTCCAGAGTTTTTCCCATTCGGCGCGCTGGACGTCAGCTTGAGATGCTGCCTCCTCCGGGGAATACCCATCCGACTGCAGACGACGGATCGCATTCTTGTGCATCTTATTCCGGGCGTACCCCAGGAAGGCGTCAACGGCACCGCCCTTTTTCTCCTCGGCTGCGGGCGTCTGCGCTTCGGGCGTGGATGCCTCGGGGGCAACCGGCGCTTCCTTCGGCTTCGCGGCCTCGTCTTCAGCTGCGATCTCCGCATCCATTCCAGAGAGAACGCTCTGAAGACGTTGGCGGCGCTGTGCCTCATAGGCAGCATCTGCAGCGTTAACGGGCATTATCCAAGCTCCTCTCGATTTCATCCAGAAGAAGCAGTTCTTCTGCGAGTTTCAGGCGCGCTTCCTCAGTGGAGGGGTCAGCGGCGCCGGTCGCCGTCTCTCTCATGTCAGGCCCAACGACCCGCAGAATTGCACGGTAATCTTGCTTGATCCGCTCACGGGCGGACGCGATTTCTTCGGGTTTCGGCGGAAAACCAAACGCGCCCGACGGAAGGTAAGATGAACGCTCAGCCAGGACCGACGACGCACCCATACCGGACAGGATGGCGTCTGTTTGGTCTGACACTTCCCGGGCATTCGGAGTGTGATCGAGCCCGGCAAACCACTGATCGAGCTGGTCGAGCGCTTGCACCTTTCGGGTGGCCAGCTGCTGCGACGTGCTCATGTCGGCCATCGCGCCCTCTTTGAACGCGGCCTCGATACGATCAACGCCCGTCTTGCGAACCTTGTTGCCGGTCTTCTCGATCTCGTCGATCAACTGGTCACGCTGGGTGCTCGTGAATTCACGCATCTCGAGCACCTGGTCGACATCAAGCTCATTGCGCATCGCCATGATGCGGTACTGAGTGAAGGCCGTGTCGCCGACACCCTTGTTCGACGTCTCGTCATAGACCGAGGAAAGCAATGTCCCATAGCGCGGACCCGTCACATAGGGACGCGCCTTGCGTACAGCCGCCAGCTTCTCTTCGGTGGTGGCGGTCGGGCTATTCAGGACGTCAGAGGCGCGCTTGTCGTACTCATCGCCAAGTTCTTCGAGCTGGGCCTTGCGGGCCTTCTCGGCCGCCTCCTGCTCTGCGAGCACGGCATTGCGGTTTTGCTGAAGAAGGTTGACCTCCTGGCGCAGCGCGGCGCGCAGGGACTCCCGCTCCTTGGCCGTTCCCTTCCGGGCCGCCGCCGTGTCGTCAGCGAACTGCAGGGTAGCGGCATAACCCTTGTCCTTGAAGTGGCTTTCGATCGTCGGCAGTGAACTCGACACGGCCATGCGGACACGGAAAGCGCCATCCTCTTCGTCGGCCTGTTCCTGAGAATACCCATAGAGCGGGTTGCCGACCTTGATCGCGCGCTGGTCGGCCAGCTCGCCCATCATCTTGACGACGTCATCATCCAGCAAGGCGGCCGGGCCGCGCTCCCTCAGGATCGCGTCAATGCCGTCTTCAGCGGACGAGATATTGGCGTCCATGGTTTGCTTGGCTTCAGCCAGGACCGCCGCCTGCCGATCGGCTGCGACCTTCCCGCGATACTCCTGCTGCGCCGTGTCCAGTTCGTAGAAGACTTCCTCGGCGAAATTCGGGTCTACGCTCTCGCCAAGCCCTTCGCGGAAGGCGATCATCCCCGCGTCAAACTTTTCCACATCGCCGAAGTTTTCCGGATCGGCGCGCAGTTCTGCGGCCTTGGCCTGGATGTCAGACTTCGAGCGCTGAAGGTACAGCGTCTCAACCATGTTATTGTACGCCTGATCGCCAAGCGTCTGTAGGCCCAAGCCCCGCTCACGCTTGGCAAATTTGCCCAGGTTGTCAGCACCGATATCTTCCGCGAACTGATCGCGGTCGTTGAAGTCCTTCAGCGCATCCTTCTTCGCCTGCTTGACCGCGCGGGCGTCGATGACGGATCCGATCTTCTGGGCAGCGCCGGCCAACTTGTCGAACATGGACGCCGCTTCGGCATCGGCGACACCCGCTCCGCGAATCTGCCCGGGCGCGGTGATCGCCCTTCCCTGGATGTCTGGCAAGCCGTCTGGCATGATTATTACTCCGTTGGCGCGAAGGCGCCGGCAAGCGAAGATGTGGCCCCCAGGAAGCCCCCGAGAACAGCCATTTTCTTGCCCGCGCGGTATTGAGCTGCCTCGTATTTCGTCGAACTGATATCCTGATGGATACCCAGCTGCTCGGCGTTGCTGACGGATTCATTCTTCTTGATGCGCTGGCGTTCGATCACCATGGCTGTCGGGCTGTCGAGCGAGACATTCCGCTGGCTGCGAACACCGTCGATCGTCGCAAGAACATCGTTCAGATCCGTGGCGCGCTCGGCCGCCATCTGCTTGCCCTGAAGCGCGAGGCCTTTTGCCCGGTAGTCTGCGGCCTTAGCTTGTGCGTCGAGAGAGCGCGACTTGCCGAACCCGCTGGCGAGCGAGCCTGCGGCAACCGCACCCGAGGCCATCATTGGAACTGCTGCGGCCATTAGTAAGATACCTCCACAGTCATTGACCGAAGCAGGAACGGCGCGCCTTCGCCGACCTCCTGGCTGATTTCAGGTACGTCATTCGGACTGAAGCCGATGAGGTAAAAAGGCTCCTGCCCGCCATTCATCCACGGGGCCGGAGCTTCGATGTCGTCTGTCGCGGTGTACCCGGTGCGCAATTCGCCGTTGACCCGGAATGCGCCGGTTACCAGTACGTCAACCCATAGGCGCGTGTACCGGCGGCGCTCATGCCCAATGTACTTGCTGACTGGTGGTGTTGGGCTCACGCCGACCCGGAAGTCATGACCAATCGCGAGACCTGCCGCCGGCGCAATCGTATCGATCTCACCCGATCCATTCACGACAAAGGGGCCCTGCCAGACCTGATTGCCTCTTAGTACATAGACGGATCGACCGACCATCAGCGGGCAAGCCGCCGAATAGTCGCACTGCATGTCCAGGACGGCATCAAGATCGATGTCGCAGAGGAATCCATCCTGGACTGCGTAAAGCCCGGTCTTCCATGCCGCGAATGCCTGCCACGCTGTGCCCGGCGCTGACGTCCAGCGCGTCATCCCGGCCTGGTCGGCGCCGCGACGATAGTTCATGACGGCGACGCTGGCGTCCTCATTGCGAACGAGAATGTAGCGCTCGCTTCTGGACCCGAGCCCATCGACATAAGTCAACTCGACCGGCTTTGTGATCATGTGCTTGGCCAGGAGAGACAGTTCCGACACGGCCCATGATGCGCGGACGCTCCCGGTCGCAGCAATAACCAGCAGGCGATCCGCATTATCGACGAACACCACACCCTCTGGCGCCAGGATCGGGCGAACCCGCGCCGCGCCATCGGGCGAAATGCGGAGAAACTGGACCCGTGTCGGCGACAGCGGAGATTGCTCGCTCTCCGGCACGTAGTAGCAACCGCGATCCGTGAGAACCACGAGCTGTTCAGCTGCGATGATGTGGCGGATTGCTGCATTGGGATCATCGCCAAGCGCCTCGATGAACGCATCCGCGTCATCGGCCGAGCCAAGATCGAAGTCTTTCGGAAATCCAATAGCCGAAGCCGCAATCGCATTCGCGGCCTGGGGGAACCCGCCCATGATGAGACGATTGCGGTGCAGGGCGCCTGTCCTCGGGTATCCGCGCACTGCGCTCATCATCTGTTCGTCCCAGATGGTTGATCCCGCTGTTGCTGTCAGTGACACTGCAGACGCCGTAGCCCGTCCCTCAGGAGAGACGATAACCTCCGCTGCGTCGAAGTACGTGTAGCCGGCAATCAGCGTCACATCGATCGTGCCAACGCCAACGGCAGCCACCTGCCCCTGGATCTCGGTCGTATCGCCCTTGACGATGTGCCCAACCTTGAACGGGGCAACGCTTCCGACCGTGATCTGGACCGTTGGGTAAAGCGTCGTGATGACCGTGCCAGTTGCGGTAGTTCCGTTTGTAACCGCGGTGATCTCGATCTCATTGTTGAGATAGCGGAACCGGACGCCGACATGGCCGGCGACGAACACATCTTCCGACATTGTGAGCGTTATCGACCCGGATGTCGCTGATGGTGTGAGCGTGACTCCCTTGGCTGCAAAGCGCCAGTAGGGTTGCCGGATGGCTGCGCCAATCCCGGAAGAAAAGGCCAGCGCCGCCATTGAGAACGTCGTGCCGTTGTACGACAGGATCTGCGTCTGGAACTCGCCGAAAATGTAGAACTCATTGTCGCCGTTGACGACCGTCATCGTGTCGATGTCGCCCTCGACCCAGGGCCCGACAATTGTCTGCTGCAGTGTCGCGCCGTTGAATATCTCGAGCTTTCCGGCCGAGAACACAACCTCGCGAAATGCATCGTCTTCCAGGTCGAATATCTCGAGAAGGCGCTTCGTCCCGCTGACGGCCGCCCGTGGGCTACTCCCGGGGCGACGACGGGCACCGCCTGCGTTCAGGACGATGGTATTGCTGAGGTCCTTGGCGCTCCTGTTGAGCAATTCTTCATCGGTGCGCTGAAGAAATTCCGGGCCTACCTCACCTGCTGTCAGGTCATTGGAGAATGATCTACGACGTGCCACGCGGTTTTCTCCCCCGCCAGGCGTTGATGAGCGGCGAATTCTGGCTGATGTCGCGGCCACGGATCTGTCGTCTGTCGCGGACGATGGCGTGTCGGAGCTTGATTTCGGCTTCCTTGTCTGCCCTGGCTGCCTCGGCGAACTCGTTCAGCAGCGACCGCGCGAGCACGGCATACCCCTTGAGAACGACAGCTTCCGCAAAATCGGCCGGCCACCGCGCCTCCGGCACGCGCCAGTTGCCGTGCACCTCAAGGCTGGAATTGAAGGGCACGCTGATATGCCCGTCATCCATGTGCTCGATCTGGATGTCGGTGGATCCGACGCGCACCCACCGGACATTCAGGAAGTCGGAAGGAACCGCGTAGAGATAATTCAGGTCAACACCCTGCCCCGACGACTGAACGACTGCGGCCTTGGTGGCCCATGTCCAGGCATGGCGCGTCAGGGCCGACTGAACGACCGGCTCATAATGCTGGCGAAGGATGAGGTTTTCCTTGGATTGATCAAGGAGCGTGACGATCGGCTTGGCGCCAATCATCAGCATCATGGAATTCATCACATCGATGGGGGCGGCGTACAGTGTCATGGCCACAAGATGCCGCTCTCTGAGGCGTCATATGTACGCACCGGAAAAGCAAGACCCCCGCCGGGTGTGGCCAGCGGGGGTCTCTAAGTCCTTGGGACGACCGGGAGGAAGCGTTAGTCCAAGGGCTGTTTCATGAAGTCGAGAAACACGTCCATTGCGACGGACTTCTTGACCAGCGTCTCGAGAACGGCCTTCTTGATATAGCCCTTTGGCGTCAGCGAATCCGCCGGCAGCGCGGCCATGTCGATGCCCTTCGTCGCCTCAATGCATTCAGCCAGGGTCGCTTCGGATGGCTTGCCTGTGCCATGGCCGGTGAGCTTTGGCACCTTGCCCGAATTCGCCAGGCTGACGGGCTCAGGCTGCTTGGTCGGAACCTTCTCGACACGCGAGACGATCTCAGGCTTCGCTGCGGCCACCGGCGCCGTGAGGTCGCGGACCTGCGGCCTTTCTAGTTCGTCTTTCAGGACCATCGCCGTGCATGTCTCTGCCATTTCAGGCGGGACGCGCAGCACCGTACCAATATCAAGATATTCCTCACCGACGAACATCGGCGATACCAACTTCACTTCAACTGATTCTGTGTGGGACTGATTTCCCATGTGCTTTCTCCCTATCTGGAGACCAGACGGTAAAACCGATGCAGCTGGCGATGTACGCACCCAAGAAAAAAGGGCCCGGCGCAATGGCCGGACCCTTCAATGTCTTCCGTAGTATGGCCCAGCCTAGTGACTGTAGCCTTTCGGGAAATTCCTGCGCGTATCGACACCGGAGACAATTCCGGCGGTAAATGTTCCGGCGGTTGGAAGAACCTGGAAGTTCACCAGCAGCCGGTTGTATTGAAGCATCCGGCGGCTCAGACGAAGGAACAGAGGCTCCAGGGCACCGGAGCGATACTTGGCGCCCAGGGACATGATCGAGCCCACGACGTCAACCGTCGCGAAGCCGGAATCCGCCGAGGTCTGGAAAATCATTTCGACACGGGTTGCCGACGTGATTTCCGAGTGGGCCTGGAACATCACATCAAGATGTTCCGCCCCCTGCACACCGAAGTCATACGCCGGAAGCGGGATATTCGTCGACGTATGCAAAGCTCCAGTGGTCGCATCTTTCGCTTCGAACGGGAGGAGTAGCGCGTCACCAATCATGTTCAGATCCTTTTTGTTCCGACGGCCTTAGGCGACGGCTGCCTCGTTGTTGACCAGAGCGTCGCTGAGGCGGAACGGAATGCCGTCGACATCCATCACACGCTTGCCTGTGACTTCGCTCGTGGAGATTTGCACGTTCTTCTTGTTCTGCGCCTGGAGACGCATGAACTCGCGAACCTTGCGGTTGCCGTAGAAGGCAAGGCGCCCGTTGGTCGGAATGCGCTCCTGAGCGCGGCTGACCAGTTCGTACAGGTCGGCGCCGCCAGTCGTCGGATCGGCCTTCAGGGCGGTCACGTCGATGTTCGGGATACGAACGATCGAGCGGTAATCGCGGACAACCAGGCCGATGTCCCACGCATACTTGTCGTCATAGACTTCGATGTTACGCTCGGTGCCGCTGTCGTCATAGGTCTTGACGCGCTTGCCGAGATCCTTGTGGCTGAGGCCGGCGCTCGACCCGGCAGGATAGATGCCGTGGACGGTATCTTCGCCCCAATTGACCAACCAGATCGACGTGTTGTTCGAGCCCGAACCACCACCGGTGATGACATAGTCCTTCAGTTCGCTGTCGGTCAGCGAATTGTAGCGGGGGGCAAGGCCCATGAACTCGTCCAGCGGATTGATGTTCGAGTTGCCGTAGAAGGCCATCCGGCCGACTTCCTGGTTGAAGCCCTGGATGTGAGCGGTGTGCTCGCCCATGCGGTAGCCTTCGCCGTTCTTGTCGACGAGGTCCGCATCGGCCTGGGCCCAATCCTCAAGCATGATTGGCGACTCTTCGATCGAGCCGACATCAGACTTGGTGGACGGCGTACCGCGGTTGTACAGGCGGGCAACCGGCTTTGGCAGCTTGGTGCGAAGCGTGGTGACGTGCTTCGTTTTCTGGTTACACTCGATGAACGGCATGTCTTCAAGGATGCCGTCCTCGCGCTTCAGGATCTCAATGATCCGAGCGGGCTTGCCGTTCTGATCCATACGGGCTGCAAGATCGGCGAGGGTGGGGTTCTGTATCGCGTCCATCAGGCTTTAGCTCCGTTTTGAGACGTGGGGTGATCGAAGAAAACTTTTGCTGCTGGCAACTTGCCGCCGCCCTGCTCGCCGGCAGTCGGCGACGCCGATCCTTCGCCGCCAATGCGATCGAGGATGACTTCGGTCAGCTTCACCATGTCGGCGCTGTCCATCGCGTCGATGAACTTCATCGACAGGGCTTTGTGCTCGGCGCCGAGCGCCTGATACAGACCATTGGCCGCCTTGGTGGCGCGCTCCTGGGCCTTGGTGATATCGGGGTCCAGCTTGGCCCATTCGGCCTGCTGGCGCTCGGCGACACCCTCGGTGTTCTGGGAATGCGCGTCCTTGATGATGTTGCCGTAGATGCCCATCAGTCCGGACACGGCTTTCTGGCCGATGCCGTTTTCACGGGCCCATGCAGTCAGGTCGGCGACGCGCGGGTCGGCTGGGTCGATCTTCGCGATCTCGCCGTCTTCACCCTTGATGTCGAAGTCTTCACCGAAGGCCAGCTCATAGGTGGCGTCTTCAGCAGGAATATCGGCGTGGACCCTTCCAAGCGCGGCGGTGATGGCCTCGAAGTCCGGCTTGCCGTCCTTGACGAAACCTTCGCCGAGCTTGCTGACGTCCCAGCCCTCAGGGGCCACGCCGTCATCCGCAGGCGGGGTATCGGCAGCCGCCGCAACAGCAGCGGCATCTACCAGCGGAGCTGGGTCTGCGGCAGATGATGCAGCAGATGCAACGGCTGAAACGGCCGGCGTGGCCTCGGGGGGCACGGTACCGGTCATTCGGCGGCGCCAAACGTCAGTTTGCGGCCACCATTCGCGTCAGGAATGATGCTCACGTTGGGCACGAACGTCACGGCTTCGGCGCAGGCATAGCTTCCGTCAGGGTTGCGCTGCTGTGTCGTGACCTGGATCAGGCAGCCAAGTCGGGCGATCTGCATCGCCTTCGTCGACTTCATCCAGCCTTCGTGCTGCGAGGAAGCCTTCGACAGCAGCTGCCAGAGGTCACCGTTCCCGAAGAACTTGATATCGGTGACGTTGACGGATGCGCCGCTGGCGTCCGAGTTGCCAAGAGTCTTTGGCGCCAGAGGAACCGGTGTCGGCTCAACTGCCGGCTTCGGTGCGGTCGTCGGCGCTGGGTTCGCGAGGGATTCCTGAACAGACGGAGTGGCCGGAGCAGAGTCGAACGGCTTTCCGTCATCGACCGGCACACTTGCGACGATCTCGACACCTTCGGTTGCGGCGACTTCCTCAACCAGGTCAACCGGCTCGTTGACAGGAGGCGGATTGTTCGCGATCGAATCGAATGGAAGGCCGTCATCGACCGGCGCCGAAATGACAGCTTCCGCGACCGGCTCCGGTCCAGTGTCCGGTGCCACATCGGCGACTTGCTCGATTTCGGGTGTGATTACGACATCAACCGTCTCAGCGACGGGAGCTTCAGGTTCAGCCTGTGTCTCCGGGGCCGGATCGGCCTGGACTGGATCGGTGACGCTTACGGCCACCGGCCCCTGGTCCGTCATCGCCAGTAGCGCTTGCGGTGTCAGTTCCGTTTCGTTCGGCATTGGGATCCTCGGCCATGAAGTGCACTATTTCTCGTGCCATTCGACGACGTGCCGACGTTTCCCTGAACGCACCGTCCGGAAAATTAACGGGATCTGCCTGCGCAATAATCGACAGAAGCCAGCTTTCGATGACCTGTCCGGCGCTCAATGTGGCGATTGAACGGAAGGCCGCATGGACCTTCGAAAGTTCCGGGCCCTCGGTGCGGCCGACGACCAGATCCTTGAATTTTCGTACCTGCGGCTTGTCCACAATTTACCCTTTCGTGAGATTACGCATGTTGGCGAGCAAGCCCTGGAGACCCTCGCCCTGCTGTTCAAACGGCTTCAGTTCCAGCATGTCGTCGCCCAGCTTGTCCTTCCACTTCTGGATTGTCCCGACGGCGTCGACATTGGCCATGAACTGCTCGCCAAATATGCCTGCCGACGACTGCGCAAGGTTCATTGAGCGCGAGACATCCTCAGCATCCGAAGACTTTGTTACCGGGTTTTCAAAGCTGACCTCGAACAGTTCGCCATCGATTTCGAGCGGCGGCAGGTCACCACGTGTGGTCAGGATCCAGTTGAACCGCTCAAGGATGGGCAGCACCCATTCCTTGTAGATCCTCAGGCGCGCCAGCTGCAGACGGCGGTCGGTCTGCGCCCGCTCATCGATCCATTGGGTTGCCGTCGGGGGAGTCTGGCCGCGTTGCTCGGGCCGGTCCTGGAACAGCGCTTTCTTGACACTCATCCGCAAAAGTTCTCTCTCGAACATCGCGGAATTGATGTCCTGGTCAGGAATTAGCCACTCGATTTCACCCGATTGCGCATCACGCGGCAGGGCCATGCCGGCATCAACGCCGCCTTCAGGGTTGAACAATCCGTCTTCGACATACGAAAACGGCGCGTCGATACGCTTGCCGAGGTTCTTCAGGAACAGATACCCGAGTTCCTGCAGAGTGTTGGCCGATGGCATGGCCGGAATTGCCGCGCCCGGCCCCCATGTCGACATCGGGGCGTCAGACCAGCGCAGGATGTGCACGGCCAGCGCCCCCATGCCCTTCATTTTCTTCATGTGAACGACGCGGCCCTGAACGACGACAAAGAAAACCCAGTCATTGGCTTCGCCGTACAGGCGGTAATTGCCCTGCACGACGACCACATCCGTGTTCTCGCCGCCGGTCATCAGGCGCAGCGCCTCGGTCATGTCGATCTTTGGAAACAGTGTTTTCAGGTGTTTCCGCTTGGTGATGAATTCCATTGCCCGCATGTCGAGGTCGCCGTGCGGGCCCATGTCATCGAGGAGTCCGGACATAACGACCGGCGTGCAGTGGACCTTGTCGCCTGCCTTGGCATACGGAATGATGATGCCACCCTTGGAGCCGGCAACGTCGAGCCACGGCTGGCTGGATTGTTCGTAGAAGTCAGAACGCTTGATCTCGGCGTAGATCATGTCCTGGCGCTCTTTGATCAGGCCCTTGGCCTTGGTGGCGAGCGCGCCGGACAATTTCTTCACCGGCTTCAGGTCGGCCCACGGCTTATAGTGCGGGGTGAACCGGTCCATCATCTCGGCGCCAAAATCGAGAACGCTCATCTGCAGCGTGTCGTCGAAGATATCTTCCTGTTCTTCGAGCCGGGTCTGCGTGCTCCGAGTTACCGTGTGTGAGATCGGCGCCCGAAATGGCAGCGCCAGTTCATAGAACCGGTTGAGTGCTGTTGAAACAATACTGCGGTCAGAACGCGCAGCATTGAGCCTGGCAATCAGTTTGCCTTCTGGCGTGGTCGGCTCGTGAATGTCCATGGCTTAGAACTTCTGTACGAGGGAAGACGAATAGCCGGACGATGACCTGCGATAGACCTTCGGCGCTGATCCGACGCCGGCCGCGCCACTCACGCCCGTGAGTGGATTGAAGCCGGTGAAGCCGGCGCCGTTATTGCCTCCGGCTCCTGCAGCAAATGGATTGTAGGATGCTGCGCCAGATGCCCCGGATGCTGCAGCACGGGCTCCAAATCGGCGGATTACGCGCTGGGTCGCGTCGCTGGTGAATTCCTGCGCTTCGCCGAATCTGGTGGCATCAGCACGGGCTTCCGCCTGCTCCCTCAGTTTCTTCGTTGCCGGGTCTTCCTTGATCGCCGGCGCCTTGGTCTTGATGCTCATCGGTTTCCTCGAATGCGGGAACGGCTCCTGAGCGTATAAGATCGCGGTATAAGGCTATCGGCCGGAACGCACGGCTCCGAACCCCGACGAGGCGGGCGATGGTCTGTGTGCACCAGTTGCCGATCCTGGCATTGTATGGATCCCCGAATTGCTGGTCGATGCGGAGGATCCTGACCTTGTGCATGTAGATCTCGGTCAGCACCGGCCGCACCATGTGGTCAGGCACCACCGAGATTTCATGGCGGTGCAGTTTCGGGTCGACGAACAGCCAGCAATCGAGCGGCTTCAGGTAGGCGAAGGCCATGACGTGGCGCGCCCATCTCGGTGACAGGCGATCAAACCAGTCCTCCTCCTCGCGCTCGAGGAAGGCGACGTACCAGATCGAGGGCTGGAATGAGCCGGAAAGACGGATTTGATCGCTGTCGGCCATCAGTCGCCGTCCCAGCCAAGGCGCATGGTGAAGCCGGCCGCGTTCTTGTGACCCCCGCCGCCATACGCTTTGGCGATTTCGGAAACGTCTGCGCCGCCTTGCTTGTCATCGCTGCGCAGCGAGAAGACGCGGCCTTCAGGGGTGTCCCAATAGCAGGCAGCAAAGGGTGGAGTGACGATTTCGCCTTGCAAATTCGGCGAGGCATATGGTTGGCACATCAGGTGCCCTGCATCGCTGGTCAGCGTGTAAGGCAGATTTGCCACCGGAACCCACTGCCCGCCGATAATCATCTCTTGGCGCAGCTTGGCGACCAGCTCGGCCACGTCCTTGTGGTGTTTCAGTTCGATTGCGCGGCCGCCAGCAGCCGCGTCGGTACGATCTGTCTCGAGGATGGCATTAATTTTTTGCCAGTTATCGAACGTGTAGGGGTGCGCAAAGATGAACGCGTTCACCTCGCGCGACTGGTCGAGGGTGAAACGCCAGAGATCCCTGTCTTCGACATACCGAACGATGTTTGGCCGCGCATCGTTCGGATGCAGGAAGTCCCAGGTAATGCCAGCGCCGGACCGCTCCATATCAAACACCGTGTAAATGCGGCACCCGGCGTTTTCCATCTCGTCCTGCATGAGGTTCTCCTCATAGCGGGGCCAGTCTAACCGGTCAGTCCACTTGCTCATGGCCGTGAAAATCCCGCCTTGCACTAGATCGGATTCAGCCGTCTTGTGGTGATCGAGCACGAGGATTGAATAGGCGCTCTTTGCCATCTCCTCCAACACGGCGCGCTTGTAGCTGAAGTCCACGATGACGACGTTCTTGCCCTTCACATCCGGCGGGCTTTCGCCGTACACGCCGGGGATGTACTGAACCTCATCACCGAACCTCTTCCAGACAGCCCAGGCTGCGGTGAAACCATCGGCGCAATTGCCGTGGTAAATGCAAATATCGGGTTTCATCTTGGTCATCCTTTTGCTCTGGAGCGCCAGACAGTGCCGCCCCCGTTGTATTTGATCGGTTTGGGCTTGGGTCTTCCGGCTGGCCGCACCAGCTCGGTTGCTTCGCCACCGCCCCAGATGGCGTATTCTGCTGCTTCCATGACGTCAGCGAGCGGATTTTTCTTGTCGACGACCTCCTCGACACGCATGCCGTCCGGCGACTTGATGTGCTTCATCGTGCACCCGCCATCGAGCGCCTGGATCAGCGGCGCGCAGTGAATGCGATCGAGGATCAGCCGCGGCGCTCCGGTGTCGGTCCTGCCCTTCAGCAGCTTGACCATGGCCGCCTGGCGCAAGGACGGATTGTCATGGGCCTTCGGCGAGCGGAACGGCAGTTTCTTGGCCTTGAAGATGTCAAATGCGGTGTCTTCTGGGCGCTGCACCGATGTGCCGCCACCGAACCGAGTATTGCCATACGGATCGCCCCAGCCCACCCAGCCGGTTTCCTTCCAGAACGGGAACCACGTATTCAATTCGGCCAGGACGCGGTCTGCCAGCTGCTCGGCGCCGTCACCATGGGCGAGGATCGAGCGCAGGCCCATCCAGCGGTCATCCCAATTCTGGAACAGGTGGATACACCCGTGGATCCCGGGGTCGTAACCGGCGATGATCGGCAGGTTCTCGTGCGCCTTCAGCCCGTCACCGATGTGGATGTTGGTCAGGAACTGCGTATAGCGCGGGAACCCCTTCCGGATCGGCACCACCTTGTTCATCAGGTCGCGGCGAACATCGTTGTACGACCGACCTGAGAGTTCCTGCCGGATCGATTCCTCACCGATGTGCTTCAGGTTCTCGGCTTCCGGGTTGACGTCGAAGCGCAGGAACACATCGGCGTCATCGCGGACCTCGAGCACGGCCGCCGGCTGTTCGAAGAATTCCCAATCGTCGGGCTTTTGCATTTCGAAGCGCTGTTCCGGCGTCCAGTCGCGCGGCATCGGGGTCTTGCCCCGCATGTAGTAGCCCCAGAACTTGTCGGTTGCCGGCGCGTTCATGTCGCCAACCATCCATTTGCGCCGGTCATATTCCGGGCAGTCCTTGCGGGCCGGGAATCGTCCTGTCCGCGAATACACTTCCTTGACGATCGGCAGAGGGCAGAACTGAAGCTCGTTGCCCCACGCCCCGGTCCACTCGGTCGACTTCAGGTCCTTGATCGTCTTTTCGATGTTGCCGAAGTCCAGGGCCCGGAACACGACTTCCCACTCGACATCCTCGAACTGGTACTTCGCAACCATCGGCTCGGATCCGGTGATGCGCCCCCACTCTTCCTCGGGAAACCATTGTCTCCACGTCGGAATAGTCGAGGAATTCAGGTTCGGATACGTGTCACGGAAGGCCAGGAACTTCGAGCGGCGCACCCCGTCTTTGCAGCGCGGCATGGTCACGGCCTTGCCGTAGACCTCAGACAGCGACCAGACCGACTTGCCCGAGTTGACCGGGCCTTCGACCAGCTTGAATGATGCCGGTGACAGGGAAGCGAGATCGAGCACCGGCGCATGCTCGAAGCTGATGATGTCACCCACGTTTGCGTCCTCTGGTTTCGACGTAGCGGGTCTTGCCCCGCACCTTCTTCGGCCGGCGCCTCAATCCGTCGATAACGGTGATGACGACGCCATGCTTGATGATGAAGGTACACCCATGTTCATGGTGACGGGCCGCACCGGCCCTCAGCTTCTCCAGGAGAGCCGGTGTGCACATCTGGGCCTGCAGGTCATCGAGTGTGACAAAGCCGCTGAGCATCTCGTAGGAAACCCCGTATCGGGCCTCTGCAAAACGCTCAGCGGCATGCCGGGTGACGATCTTTCGCAGATCGTCGGTCATGGCTCAGCTGTCGCCGCCATATTTGTAGAAGGATTCGAACGCCTCGGCCGCGGCAACAATGTCCGCCAGCGGCATGTGATTGTGCATCTTGGCGTACTTGAAAGCGTCCCGAACCGCCTGCATCCGCATCGCGTCCTCGGGCTCCAGGCCCCATGCCAGGGCATACCCGGAATAATCGGTCACCCGGTCAACCAGAGATCCGCCCACCGCCATCGCAGACTTCAGGTCATCGTCCAGTGCCGCAACCGTCGCATCCTCGTGGGCAGCAACAAGCTGGTGGGCCTGAAACTGTGCATACGCCTCGGCCGCCTTTTGGCGCTCATCAGGTGTTCCAAAGAACGTCGCCGTGATCAGTACTCCATCCGATGTCGTGAATTCAGTCTCCGTCCAGGACCCGCACTCGGTCAGCTTCACGGTATGCGGCTCGGATCCAATGTACCGGGTTGTCACACCGGACGGCTCGCCAGACGTCACGCCCTCGACGAACTCACCCCCCGGACCAGCAGGCAGGTCACCATCCCGCCCGGAACCGTAAGCCCCCCCACCCACACTTCCTGCCGGCGCAGCCGGGTCAGCCTTCGCAAACGCTTCAGCAAACTCCCGCTCATTCGCAGCCAATTCCTCGATCGATCCAATTACAGGATCCTCATCACCATCAACCTGTTCGTTATCGCCGCTCATGAGCCTCACTCCCTGATTTGTGTAAGACCGATAATTCCGATTTTTTTGATTAATGCAAGAGCCATGAGCCAAACATCAGGGATTTATACCCCGCCCATTAATTATGGATAACCAGACCGTTACCATCAAACCTGCAGTAAACACTGGAATGGCCGATAATTCCGCTATTCCCGATACAAACCCGGAATAACAACCGATTTTATCTCATATTCCGCTTTAAGGTAGTCTAACCCCCGCGTTTGAGCAGACCAGACCCCGGTATTTGGTAACCACAGAGTGAAACATGGCTATAGGGGGGAATAAAAAGTTGGGGGAGATACCCATCGAGCCCGGGAGGGGCGCGGATTTTGCCCCCCGGGTGGCATTTTGAGAGACCCCCACCCCCTCCCTGGTTTCGTTCTGACACTATGCAGGCAGTCAGAACGTCAGGCCGGATCACCTGCAATTGCTGCAGGTTGCGCTATGTCTGCACGTCTGATGCTGTATCACTATGCTTACGTGATGCGCCGCGCACCACCATCACCAGCTTAGACGCATCGCCGCGCCGCGATCCCCCGTCCTGATTGCGTAACGTCTCCCGGTATTGATTGGCCGTCTGGTGCGGGAACCTGTTGTCGCCACGGGTGATTGCCTGCTGCTGAGCTGTATCGATCCACGCCAGGGCTAATGCACGTGCGCGTGTGGCCGCTTGTGCCAGTTCAGGGAAGGTCACCTTCCACTCTTCCCAATCATTCGGATTAATCGAAAGCGCTGCGGTTATTGCAGCTTCCGTTGATCCAAGCGCGCCCAGTGCAGTGACCTTGTCCGGCAGGTCTGGCGTGTATTCAGTCTGTTGCGGTGGCAATGTGCCGAGTATGGCGTCAGGCGCGTGGACAGCGAGGAGCTGCTTTAGCTGCTGCACTTCGCGCTCCAGCTCGTCGCATTGCGCTTTTAGCTGTTCCTCGCGTGCACGCTTCATTGGCTGGCCTGACATTGTCTCTGCTCCTCCGCGCTACGCGCTCTCTAGTGCTCTTGATGCTTCAATAGATGCAGCGGTGTTCCTGTTCTGTCCATATGCGGTGGCCTTCACATCGGGAATTCCGATTGACTTTTACTGATTTATTGGATATATTTGGATCATGGAGCGGCAGACTGATGTGCTCCAGGCTCTTTGACATCGTTAGGGAATATCGAAACACGCGAGGCGGGGCTCTCTCCAGCCATGTCTAAACCGCTCGTGTGTCTGTTCGGGGTAAGCGCCCGGGCACTGATGAGACAGCTTAAAAATGGAGACTTAGACCATGTTTTGGACTCTTGGTTACGTTGGCGTCATCGCCTTTCTGTTGATTTGCAGCAGGTTGGCGCGATGATCGCCAGCGCTCTTATCTGGCTGGGTTTCGCCTTGGCGCTTGTCGCCTGTGGCTGGCACCTGGTTGACGTGGCGGGATACGTTCCGCCTGATGAATAGTCGAAACGGGCCTTAACGGGCCCGTCATTGCAGGATTTGCCGCCTGCAGTCTGATGAGACAGGCAAACCCCACTAAATGGAGATTGTGACCATGTGCTATGAAGTAGCCAAAGAGATGCAGAGCGTTCTGATTGCCCATCACCGGGAAGCAAGCGCCGCGCTTCGCGCCGTTCCTGGTATCAGCTCGGGCTCTATGGGCCTGACGCCAGACGCGGTGAAGGCATCGCCAGCATACAGGGAAGCCCGTGAAGATTATCACGCATGCCATGAGGCACTAGGCCGGTTTAACCGGTGGTTTTTCAAGCAATACAAGGCCGAGATACGCGCCGAACGACGCGCCATCTTTGCCTAGTCGAAACCGGGTTTCGGCCCGGTCTGCCATGGGTTCGCGGCCTGGCGCTGATGAGACACGCGAAACAATGGAGATTACGACATGACAGCAACCACACTAGCCCGCCCTTTGGGGGGCATACAATGGTTTATAGTCGGCGAAGGCGGTGGCGAATGCTGCATATACCGCCACCGCAACGGGCCTGATGTGCTTTTGCACATGCGCCATTGCGACGGCGCAAAGGAATTGCTCGCACTTCTAAATGAGGGCAACGGGCTCGCCGCTTTGGCCTTCCTGCAGCGCTTGGCGCCGCCTAAATCGCCGCTCTTGGCCTGGTCACTACGGCAGGCAATCCCGGACATGCGGCTACTTATCGATCTTTACAATTGAGAGTCGAAACCCTCGCAAGAGGGTCTGTAGGGGCCTAACCCGCCCTACACTGATGAGACAGGGTTTATTCAATGGAGACTACACAATGAGCAATACTTATCGCTTTTCCGCTGACCTATTCCGCACGGTTTACCGCTTCGCATCGAAAGAGAAGACGCGGTATTATCTTAACGGGGTTTGCATTCAGCAAGCGCCTAAGGGCCAGCCTGGCGTTGTCATGGTGGCAACAGACGGCGCAAAGATGATTGTTGCATATGATCCGAAAGGATCAGCCCCCGCCGGTGAAGGCGTCATAGTTCGCACTGAAGGCCACAAAGTGCCCGGCTCTAACTTCCGGGACAACACTAAGCTGGGTTCCAGTGTGGAGCGTGTCGCAATCCTGGACATGGGCAAGCGTGGCGCGGGTGATGCCTACGCTGCAAGCCTGGTTGATTGCTGGACCGATAAGGACGGCAACAGCGAGGAGCTGCCAGCGTCGGCGCATGTGTTTGAACACGTCGACGGCACGTTTCCAGATTGGGCGCGCATCATTCCCAACTTTGGGAATTGCGCTCCCGTCGACAACGCCAGCGTGTTCAACGCGAAGCAATTGAAAGTGTTTTGCGATGCTGCGTCAGACTTTCAACGCAACGTCAGAACACCGGCAATTTCAGTCTGGGCTAAGTCGCCCGCTGACCCTGCCTTGGTGACCTTTGGCATTGTCCTGGAACGTGGCCGCGACTTGTTCGGGGTTCTGATGCCTATCAGGTCTGAGGCTGGCGAAGCTGCGGACCGTGGCGCGCCTGACTGGACGAAAGGGCATGACCTGCCTGCAATCGCCAGTGAAGAAACCGTGACCCTTGAGGCGGAAGCCGAACGGATCGCGGCCTAAGTCGAAACGCGGGCCCTTTGGGGCTCGCGTCTGCCAGCACCTGCCCCCGCTGGCACTGATGAGACAGGGGCCTTTTCTATAAATGGAGACTGAACACATGACCGAGATTCGGATTTATGCGGCCTGCCTGGCGTCTTACAACAACGGGCGCTTGTACGGCCAATGGATTGATTGCGCGGGCAAGGATGCCGATGATCTGCAGGAAGAGGTTAGCGCCATGCTTGCCGCTTCCCCAGAGCCTGACGCGGAAGAATGGGCGATTCATGATTACGAATGCCCATCGGCCTGGCGCTCTCACTTTTCCGAGTTCATGGGGCTGGACAAGGTCGCAACCTTTGCGGCCCTGGCTGATCTCATGGCAAGCGGTGACCACTATGCCGCCGGTGTTGCAATTGCGCTTGATCGCATGAACGGCGCCTGGGACGCGGCAGACGTGGAACGCTGGATCGATGACCACTATGCGGGAGAGTCCGACAACGGGCCCGCAGATTGGGTTGAGAACTGGCTTGAAGAAACCGGCGGCCTTGAAGGTGTGCCGGAAAACCTCCGCAATTACTTCGATTTTGAGGCATACGCCCGGGACTGCTCAATGGGTGATATCGATTTCGTAGACAGTGAAGGCGACACCGTGCGCCATGACTCCCGCGAAAGCTGTTATGCCTTTTACTCGAACTAGTCGAAACCCCGCTTCGGCGGGGTCTGGTGAGACTGGCCGCTCGCCACTGATGAGACAGGCCGCAACCCTCAACAATGGAGACTTAACCGCATGTTTGATGCACTCAAAATGGTGCGCCTCATTTCCGGCCTGGCGATTACTGCCAGCGGTGCCGGCTCTCTCACCTTCGCCTTTGATCTGCACTTCATCGCCGGCTTGCTGGCATGGGGTGCAACCATGCTCGCCGGGTTCTGGACCGTTGGTGTCCTGATCGATCGTGACGAATGCGAGGACGTGGATTCAATCCTCGACGCTGAAGCAGAGAGAGGCGAGCGCACACAATCCTAGACTGTCGAAACGCCGGGCCGCGCGCCTGGCGTCCGGGGAGGGCTGGCCGCTTTCCCGCTGATGAGACAGGCCAACAATGGAGATTGTGATGAAAACCCAAGCCGTGAAAATGGTTTGCAGCAATTGCGGTAGCGATGACGTCACCCGCGACGCTGTAGTGCGCTGGAGCATTCAAAGCCAGCAATGGGAAGTATCAAACGTATTTGACAATTCCGACTGTGAGGCATGCGGCGAAACCCGCCTTTCTGAAGTCGTCGTTGAATAGTCGAAACCGGGTTCCGGCCCGGTCTGACGCCTTGAGCAAGCGTCACTGATGAGACAGCTCACTAAATGGAGACTGCACTATGACAGCAAGAAAGCAATTCACCGTCGCTCTGACATGGGCCACGGTGGCGCTAAGCGTCGGATTTGCCCTGATGGGATTCATCGATCAGGCATACACTGCGGCGCGTGTGGCGGCGATGTTCGTCACGCTGGCAATCTTTTCCTGGTTCCTTTCCGAAACGGTAGAGACCTATCTCGAACACCGGACGGCGAAGAACTGGCGGCAATGGACGACGCTCACCATGGGCCTGGTCCTGTTTGTCGTGGAAGTGCACCTTGTCCACTACGGCCTGGCGTGGCTGTTCGGGAATGTGGGACTCGTCGCGCTCTATGCAGCGTCGGCGGGCTTCTCGTTCCTGACCGTCACCGCCAAGGCCAACTATGGCAAGACATACACCGAGGCGGAAACAGCGACGCCAGAGGCTCCGGCCTTCACCGTCGATATGGAGCCGCAATGGGTCATGCAGCCCGTGACGTTCGAGACTGCCGAGATTGTCCCGCTTCGCGGCGATCTCTCAGCGGTGGCTGACCGTCTGGAACGTGTGGCCGGACTTCGCGTCACTGCCTAGCGGTGCGCCGCGTCGGGGAAACCTGGCGCGGCCATCCGGTGCGCAGTGCACCGAACAATGGAGACGAAACACATGGCAAATCCCAAGGACTTTATCGAAGCCGAACGCGCCGCCGAGCGCATCGAGCAAGCCGCCGCAAATCTCACCGCTGCTCTGATGCGTGTAGAGGCCCGGCTCGCTGGTGCGGTGGCTGTCCTGGCCAAGCTGGACCAACCAGCGGCCAACGTGAGCCCGATCAAGTCGCCGAACTAGTCGACACCCCATCACCCCGTCGCGATCCTTAACCGGATTGCGGCGGGGTTTCTTTTTGCCCGAAATTCAGGCATTAAACCGGGATGGGACGGATTCTGGCTTTACTCGCTGCATTATTCCTGGTCATCGCCCCCTGGGCACTTGGCCGGGACTGGCGGGACATGGCGCTCGCCGCCCTGATCTCGGTGCCGTTCTGGCTCATGGTTTTCATCAGGCGCTCAAACGAAGACATCGCTGATGAACTGTCTCGCTTACCGTCGGCCCGGCCAGGTGCCCCTGTGGCCCGGATTTACCGGGAGGGGCCGGATGGCGAGATCTACCACGAAGACCGAGAAATTCGCTAGGAAGCCCGCACAGAGCGATTTGCTGATTTGGTCACTCCGGTGTGGCTGAGGCCAAAAATGCTCGCCACGAGCCTCCGCTGTTCGATTATCGCCTATTCTGGCTTCTCATCACCCCGTGACATGTTCCAGCCACGCCTCCAGGCATGCCTCAGGGCCGTCTGGTCACGTCCATACGGGCAGGCATCGATCGAGCGCCCGATCATCTCCGCGTGGTAACCGTCATCCGTCGCCGCCTCGATACGCATCGGCAGCGAGCTTATCGGCTTCTCGTCAAGGCGGATCAGGTCGAAGGCAACCGGCGAATGGACTGCACGTAAGAGATCGGCGCACTCGGATAGCCGCAGATATTGCAGACGTGGATCATCGGTGGAATACCCAATGGCTTCGACGATGGCGTCTCGCGAGATCCCGTCTTCGGTGGCACTGGTGACGGCGGCGTTGAGGGCGTTGAGGGCAAGTCGTAGCTGGTCGACGCGGGGGAGAATCCGCCGCATGTGTCGCTGGCGTCTCCGGGCCTGACTCTCAGGCTCAGTGTGAACCGCGTCTCGTTCGGGTAAATCTCCCGCGTCTCCTTGTTGCGGTGCTGACGGATTGTCGACTGGTTGTCCACCGGCATCACCTGCCGGGCCGTCTCCTCGTCCACCAGGAGCAGCTTCAGCTTGTAGTGCTCCATCAACCACATCAATGTCGGGGTGACGTTTACCGGGCTTTGCTGGTCGTCTCCGGCCACTGCCTTTTGATTTATTCGGAAGGGACGCTTTCCCCATTTCTTGTCTCCTGCTTCAATCTTGCCAAGGTGGCCATGGGTCAGGTTGACCGCGTGTTCGACTTCTTCCTGCAGCATCTCGAGATCCGCGCGCCGTTCGGACAGCGCCTGGCTCATATCGACTTCGGTGAGAATCGAACGGATGAAGTTCATGACAGCGCCACCTTCATGCTGACCGGCTTCCGCCTCAGCGTCGCGGCCGACATGTGCGAGACGCTGGCAACGCGGTGACCCTCGCAATATGCGGAGCCCTCGACCGAGGGCCCACCGCAAAACATGTGCGGCAAGCGCTCTGTCACGGCCCACTTGCATCGCCGGTCGTTGAGTTCCGGGAACGGTATGGGTGGCGCATCATGCACCACCACCGGAACAGGTGGAGGCGGCGGGGGTGGAGGCGGTGCCACGATAGCCTCCAGCTTCTGCTTCGGCGTTGGGCGAGGCGCCTTGCCGGCACGCCTTCCCTTCCCGGACTTGCGGTCCTCGAGCCCCAGCTTCGCCCGGTTGCGGTAAACCAGGCCGCGAACGGATGACACCGTGATCTTGCGGCCGAACTGCTGCGCAAACATGGCGACAATCTCGGGCGCAGCTTTGCCGTCGTTCCACGCAACCCTCAGCGCTTCGAGTTCTGCGGCGCACTGGCCAATCGGTCTTGCTGTTCCGGTCTGGGTCATGACGTTTCCTTTCCCCAATTTATCAGGCGTTCACGCGACTCCGGATCCAGGAAATAGCCCTGTCCATAGACGGTTCGGATCTTGAGGCCGTATGGCTTCAGCACCTTGCGCAACCGGCACATGCGAACACTGACGATCTTGAGCGACGCATCCGCGCAAACACCGCGCGTTGAACCGGCCGCCATCAGGTAATCGAGTGTGCAGAACGTCCGGCCCACAAGCGCAGCCAGCGTGGATCGCTCGCCCGGCGACAGTTGCCATTCCGGCGGGCACATCCAGGCGTCATTGCGAAGCAGCGCGTAGACCTGGGGCAACTCCTCGCGCAGTTCCTCGACCTGATTTCGCAGGTGGACCTCGACGTGCTCGGC